CGGTTTGTTCACTTCTATTTAAATCCCACGAGTGATGCGGGAGGTGATTAGGCTGCTACAGCGTAATCGTAAGCTCCTACAAATGCCATAGCATCTTCGAAGCTCCAAGTAGATAATTCTACGTCAGTTATTGTTTTGTACAGATTTAAAGACATCTAGCACTTCTGTCTACGTGTGATACTACAATTCTCATTGTAATCAATTCCAAGTCACCCCCATATTAATAAATACAAATATACGAAAAAATAATTAAACTACCAAATTAATAACCACTAAATTGCAAATAATTTACTAAATAGAATATTAAATTTTTCATTTTTTTAGAACCCAATTTTACTGATTTTGCATTTGAATCTTTAATTGCATCTTCTCCACCGGTCAATCTCCATTCTATATTTACCGCATTATAAAATTCATCTAACGAAAATCTTAGATAATCAGTTTCGTTTACTTCATATATTAAAGCATCATTATCATTTATTCTTTGAATAAAATATCTAACAACATAACCCTGTCTATAATCTGCATAAGTTGGAGTTGGTATATGAGATTTAATTGTTTGAGTTTTTATCAAAGGTTTATTTTCCAATGTTAATAATTCGTGGTATTCTATTCTACTAATTCCCATAATATTATTGTTGTTGTCTATATTCTCCTTGAACACGAGTAACCCATTTCATATCCTGTATAGTTTGTTCAACTTCTGTTACTTGAAATAATCCACAAGCTGCATATTTTCTTGGAATTCCTATAATGTTAAAAGTATCTCCTCTCCTTATACCACTCTTTCCGATAATTGTAAACGAATATTTGATAGGTAATGGATGTGATAATCTACCACCACCACTAAGTCTTCTACTCATTGCGTTTTGTTTAAGTACATTCAAAAACTTTTTATCCGTACAACAATACACTTTAAATTTTGCTTTAAATACATCCATTGAATTTAAAAAGTTTGCAAATACATCTTCAGTAAGTAGATTTTCTTCAGGATTTGGAACTACATCAATTTTTTCCAAATTAGATGATATATTAGCCACTACTTGCTGTTTGGCCTGGTCTTCATACGATTTAATTTCTTCTTCGATTGCTTTTGATTCTTTATCAATAGCTTCTTTTCTAACATTTATTCGCCTCTCTATTTCAGCTGATTGGGCTTTTATTTTATCGATTTGTCTATTATTTTCTTCAATCGTACCAGCGGCCAGTCCAAATGAAGCTATTTGAGCTACATTATTAAGTCTAAGAGCATTAATTTTTTCATTATTTAGTTTTAAAGCTGCTGCTTCTGTTGTATTAGGACTACCTTCTCCTTTTTTTATTAATTCGGCATTTGCCTTATCTCTATCTATTAATTTCTGCCTTTGTTCTTGTTGTTCAGAAGTTAATGTAGATGCTTGAAATTTATTTAATCTTTGTTCAACTACAGTTTGTTCAGCTCCAGATGTACCAGATGTACCAGATGTACCAGCTCCTCCGGTATTTCCAGCAGCGCCGGCGGGTTTTACATAACCTGTCATAAATCTATCGGGCTTACCATTGAATATAGATGGATAGTTAGGTGCACTTACTTCTATGTTTGGCTGTGATGGGTTTGTTGATAGCGATAATCTTTTTGATATTATTTGGCTTGTCATAGAACCCGGTATATCGATACTTAAATCAGCTTGTAAAAATTTAGATTTTTCACCACTATGTACAAATTGAACAGGAGTGGATGTATTTTTACCAACCCAATTTTCATCAATTACGGTATATACAGTTGTATCTTTACCATCTACTTTTGCTTTTTTCTCAACTATTTGAAAATTCCAAAACGAATCAACAGCTGCACTCATTTCATTTAACAATGATTGTAAAACGTCACGCATTGTTTTATTTGCATCTGATAATTCTTTTTTAAGTAATTCAAAATTTAAATACAAATTTTCTAACTTACCCCAATAGTATGGTTCTTCGTTATGCTTACCGGTTAATGCTTCGGGTTGTGCGAATGAAATAGAATATATTGAATTATTTATAAGAGGTGTAGTATCTTCATTTAAATCCGTTAAATTTTGCTCCATAAAGAATTTGCTAAAATCAGGAATAAGTCCAGGTATTATTAATGCTTCAGGTTTAATTGAATATATACCTTTAAATGCACCAATATGTACATCTGTAATATCAATTATTACATTCACATTTCTACCAGCTAACTCAATTGATTCTATTCCAGAGTTTTCGTTTAATAATGATACTATTTTACCGAATCTAACATATCTATTTTTTGAAAATAACTTTTCTTTAGGTAATGGTAATCCACCATCCAACATGATTTCAGTTGCATCTATTGTAAAATTAGAAACACTCTGTCCTCCACCAGCTCCTGCTGTTCCTGCTGCCCCAGATGTTCCGGAAGTTCCCGCTGCAGCTGGTGGTGTTGGTGGTTGTGGTTGTGGTGGAAATGGCTTAAGTGTAACATATTTACCGGATGCAGTTCTATCGTTACCCTTGTCATCTTTTAAATATTCTAATGAAGTTCTTGTTTTAATTGCTTCATCTATTTCAGCTTGAGTATATCCCTCTTTTAATAATCTATCAGTTGTAATTGGAAATGGTTTAGCGGCATAATCTGTTGCTATTTTATTTAATCGTTCCCATTGTACTTGTGGATTATTTTTTATATCATTATTTTGCTGACCTGAATTTTGTGTTTTTGGTTGTTGAATTTCCTCTTTTTTTATTTCAGTACCATCTACTTTTCTACCATCTCTCCAGTTTGATATTTGGTTATCAACAACAGGATCGAAATTTATAAAATCTGCACTAGTCCAAATGTTATCTTTTGTTTTAAATAACATATTTTTTACAAAAGAAGTTTGTCTTATCTTTGGTAATTCATTATACATTTTTTTAAAACGTCTTTCCGCTCTTTGGTCAGCTGCTTCCAAATTTAATTCAGATACACCAAATGGTGGTGCTGCTGCCTTATTAGAAACTTTTCCATTTACAATTGGTTCTATACTATGTTGTGATTGTAAATATGTTGGTAAGCCAGGGGCTCCTCTTAACTTTATAGACATATCAAATACATCTCCATTTGAACTAACACTACCACCAACAATAAATCCAAAAAATGAATCATACTCACCTTTAGATTGAATTCGTTTATTATGTAATGTATCCTGGTCCAAATTATATTTACCGGTATCAGAAACAATAGTAGATGGGTCTAATGGTATCAATCCACTTACACCATTATCGGTATTCCATCCATATTCTATTAAAAGTGAATAACCAGGCTCCATTAAATAAGCTTGTAATGTTTCAACTTGTGCTAAAGTAAATGCTGTTAATTTTAAATCACAATGTCTTGATATTTGGTCTTTACCTTCTTTTACATTTATAGCTGTTACTATTGGTGATGGTTTATACGGAGTATCTAATACCGTTGGGTCTATTGCATATACAGGTTTACCATCCCAACTCATACCAATCGCACCACTATGGGTTGAATCTCCATAAAATGATGCTTGCGCTGCTCCAGCTGCAGTAAACAATTTCCAATCAGGATTTGATGACATTACTAAACCATTACCAGCACCAGATATTATTCTAACAAAACAATTTAATTTTGATGTTTCAATTGAATCCGTTTGCTTTATTCTTTCTACTATTTTAGGATTTATATTAGTAAGTTGAGGCCACATCTATTATATATTAGTTTGGTTATTTACAATTTCTATATATTGTACTGGTATTCTAAGTATAGTACCATCTGGAAAAGAAAATTTTGCATTATGTATATTATTTGCAGCTGCTATAATCCACCATAAAGATGCATGTCCATAAAAATAATTAGCTAGTGTATCCAATCTATCACCAGTTTCAGTAGCAACATATACATCAGTTTCTCTTAATGGTATATTTGGATATCTTTTAGTTTTATATACAATTCTACCATCATTAGTTTTTTTAGTATCATTTGTTTCGTATCTACTTCTCATATTATGCTATATTATCTATATTAGGAGTAAATGGATTAGCCACAACATCCTGTTTGGTAACAAAACTTAAATCCGGTCCAATACTTGCAGGGAATCCAGTATATGGAGTACCATCACCAAAATATAATTTACGAGTTTTCTTTTGTTGATAAATTGGTCTTGCTTTGGTTTGTCCTAATGCGGTATGAGCCATATTTGTTTTACTAAGTTTAAATTGTTTCTGAATAAATAATGCTTCCTCTGTTGAATCTTGCGGATATGGGTCTCCCTGTTCTTGCTGATTTTTTTCAGATTCGGGTTTTAATGGGTCAGCTGCTACATCGGCTTTATTTGTTGATGTGAATTGTTTATCATTTTGCTTACTTTCAACACTATTGTAAGTTTCTTTAAATCCATACATCTTACTTCCAAGTTCAGTATTATCTAATTTACCATCGGAATCAACTTTTTGATTATATGTATTTGATTTTGCTTCAACGAATTTCAATGTAATTGTAACTTCAACAATTGTTGGTAATCTATAATTTTGTAGGTCTTTACCATTTAGTCCTACTTCCCAAGGATAGTTATCATCTATATTATAAGACATGTTTTCAATAAAGCATTCCTTATTTCTATACATATCACCCAATGTAAATTTCAAAAATGGAGCACTTACAGCACCAGTGGCAGACATATAACTTTGAGGATAGCATAATGAAGATAGATAACCTAACTTAGACCAACATGCTTTATGTTCTAATCCAGTTAGAGAAAATACTTTAAATGAAAATTGTACAGTTCTCTCAATACTTTGATATGTATAAAAATTAAATGGAGCTCCAATAAATCTACTACTATCCCAAGATGGTGAAAATTGTTCACTCAATCCAGTAATAGTACCTCTAAATATTACAGATGTTCCTGTAGCTACTGAAGTGAATTTTAGTGGTACAAAATCATTTTCACTATTTACATCTGATGTTTCCCCATTGTAGGGATATGCTCTATTTTTATTATCGCCAAACGTACCTATTCCAAGTGTTGTTCTATCGGTTTTACGTGGGACTTTTGAATATTTCCAAACACCATTAGTTTCACCATCAATGTAATTTGATTCCGCTTGGTTTTTTTCTTTTAAAAATCTAGCTTTTCCTCTTTTATTTTCATCTGTTTCACCACTAAATTCTATTGCGTATTTAGTTGAAAGGTCAAGTCTATCATCGATACTAGTATCAGTTTTTGTATATTCCTGATTAGCGAAATTTAATGGAGGTTTTCCAAATTGTCTTTCATTTTTTACAACATCGGAATATTTTTTTAAAGATGAGTATCTAAGAAAAACAACTTGACTTTGTTGTAATTCTTTAGCCATTTGTTGTGCTTTATCACCACCCTTTGATAAAATCTTTACTAATTGATTTGATACAAATTTTTTTGCCTGTTGTTGTGCTATGTTTAATCCTTGCCCAATAACAGCTTGTTTAATTTGGTCAGGTGTACCAGTTGCGTTTTTTGCTAAAAATGATGCTAATTTAGTTCCAGATGAAAATGCTTTTAAATTTGCTAATGTTTCATGAACTCGATATTCTTCATTGAAGCCAGGAACTTTAGCTGTAAATGCTGGACTTGCAACTATTTTAGATGGGATTAATACATCCGGAAATAAAGAACCTAATGTATTTTTTATAGCTGCCCCAGCTTTTGTTATTGCACTCTTTGCGTTAAATGTTGATGGTACTTTTAATAATCGGGAACCACCAAATTGTACGGCTTCCCCAACAGTATCACCTACTACTCTAGCAGCAGTTGCTACCAATCCCCTACCACCAGTACCAGCTTTCATAGCTTCTCCTAATGATGTATTTTGAGATGAGATTCTTAAAATATCAGTACCATATAACACTGCTGAAGAAAAATTAGCAAATGGAAGTAATCCAATCAATTCACTTTCAACTCTAGTTTCTGTAAATCTTTCAGCATTTCCACCTAATCTTATTTTATTTATAAGTTTAACAGATGAAGCATTAAGTAAAGGACTTATTGTTGATATCTGAATATCTTTACTATTTCTTACAGCAAATGCCTCTTGTGGTGTTTTACCCTCAAGCCTATCGTATTTTTTGTTTCTAAATAATTCTTCTAAAGTTGGCATTTAATTATCTTTTATGTTAATGCGAAATTATTTCTAGTACTAGTATCTAAAGTTCTAGTCACATTTGCAGTAACTTTATTATTATCCATATAAACTCCTATCTTACCACTTGCCATATCCGCTCTAACACCTCTAAATTCGTTTATTAGTGCACTTATCATATTGTTGTTTGCTGAGGCTACAGGTGATACCGTTTGTGCAGGTGATGATTGTGATTGTGTTGTTTTTGAAAATAAGTCAGTTCCTGCTATAACAGAATCTTTATTATTAAGTTGTATTGCACCTTCAGGTCCCATTAGGGTTCTGTTACCATATCCCGATGAATTACTTCCAGGTGAAAATACGTCATTTCCTTTTTTAAACAATGAACTAATACCAGCAAACATTAAACCCACCAATCCAGCTGCAAGAGCCAATCCTACTCCAAATGGAATTTTTGCCAAAGACCCCCAAATACTAAAACCAGCTTTTTGTCCTTCAGCCATAGCTTCTTGTTGAGTTGCTGCCGCCTGTTGTTTTGATAGCATAAGGGCTTTAATTTTTGCTGCGATTAAAAATCCCATTGCTACAAGTACTGCACCAATACCAATTACCATAGCTGCTGCGTTTTCTTGCATAAATTTAAATCCTTTACCAATCTCCCCAACTACAGTTAATAATCCAATCAAAAGACCACCTAATACATCAAATACAGGAGTTAAGTTACCACCAACGGATTCAACAATACCAGCAATTCTATTTTGAATATCCGTCATTACTCCTGCTATTTTTTCTTCTTTTGCTAAAGCCTCTGCTTTCTTTTTGAGGTCCTCATCACTTAACTTACTTATATCTACACCACTTTCTACTAATTTATTTGCGTTATCTAATTGGTCACCACTTAATTTACCTAATTTATCTCTAACTCCTAATTCTCTTACAATATCTTCAACGGATTTTCCTGCTGCTTTTGCTAATTGTTGTTGTGTGTAGTAATCTTGCTTTCGGAAGTCTCCAGTTCTTTGAACCTGATTTAATATTTCATCGTTTGCATCTGCTATTTTTCCTTCGTATGCTAATGCTCTAGCTCTACCTAAATTGAATTGACCACCAACAAATGTTGCTGCTGTTAATTCTTCCTCAATACTAGTTTCAAAATCTAAAAGCTTTTGAGCAGTACCGGCCATTTCTTTTAATGTAGTTCCCAACATTTTAGCTTTAGCTGCTTGCGCAACAAACATCTGAACATTTCCCTTCATGTGACTGGCTAGTACACCTGAACTTTGTGCCATATCCTGAAATAATTCTTTGGCCGATATACCTGCTTTAGATGCAAGTGATGCTGCTGTTATAGTTGCATTAGCTGCGGTTTCTTCACTAAGTCCTCCAATTTGTTCAAACATGGATGTTACTTTTGCGCTATCTCCTGCCGCAATACCCATTCTTGTGTTTAGTAGAGAAAGTGCACCAACAGTATCTTCACTAAAGTGAAACATATCACTTTGTGCATTTGCTAATTCATTAATAACATCATAGGCCTCTTTAGCACCAACACCAAATTTCTTATATCCAAGTACAATATGATGCACATCGGCATCTATTTGTTTGGTCTGATTGGCTGTAAAGCCCGTAGTTTTTCTATAATCTTCTGCTGCTGCATCCAATTCCATAAATGCATGCAAACCTGCTCCTAACGCAGCTACCAACAATAATAATGGCCCAAACGCCATTCCAGCTTTCATAACTGATTTGCCTAAATTGATAGCACCAGTTACTGAATTTCTTAAACCTTCCGGTAGATGGTGGGCTTCATGTGCAATTGCATGTTGTAATTCATGTATTCTTTCATGCTTTTTAATTGCTTTTTCCTGATACTTTTCGAGAATAATCATACTTTGTATCTCATCCTCACTAGCACCTTTCATTCTTTTTCTTACAGATTCTTCAATAGAAATCGCTTCATTTTTTTTATGGTGATGATTTACCATTTTAACAAGGCTATTTGCAGAAGCTTCTTGTTCGTCAATTATTTTTTGCAAAGCTACTCTTTCTTCTTCTGTTGCGGTTAATTGCTTTTTTTTATTTGCTGCTATTTGAAAGCTTATACTTGAAAATGCGGTTATTTCTTTATTATTACCTTTTAATCCATGTTGTATATCTTTTTCTAACTTATCAAAAATACTTAAAGTATCAACTATTTCTTCTTGTTTATTCTTTTGATACTCTAATTCTTTTGTTACCTTTTCGATTTCAGTAAGCTCTTCTTTTTTTAATTTAATCAGTTCACGTTCACTATCAATTTGTTTTTGAAGTTTTTTTGCATTTTTTTCATTAGACACGGCTTGTCTTTTCAAAAGCTCATCAATACGTTTTTGAGCATCTTCTATTTTATTAAGAGCATCTAATTGTTTTTCGTTATCTTCAGCCATTTAGAATTATATATTAGGGCCCACTAATCCTTTTTCTACTGCAATTTTCCAAAGGTCAGGGTGTTGTTTTTTTAATCTTAATAAAATTGGAAGTTGGCTATCAACCAAATCTTTCATTTCTTTATCAATTTTTTTCAATACAGGATCATTATCTATTACTTTTTGTAATAGTTGTGGTTTCTTTTTACCAAACCAACCCCAAAATTCATTTAATTTGGATTCTGATATTTTATACTTTTTCATAATTAATATAGTTTAACATCTATAAATATCCTATAAATAAAAAAGTTAGGATTATCGTCTAACCCTAACTTTTGATGCTGCTTTATTTCCTTTTTCTACCTCATCATTTTCTTTTTTCTTTGCATCAGCTAATTTATTATAATAAAACATTCTTAGTCTGGTTGGCATTTGGTACAACTCCATAACGGTAAACCCATTACCATAGTGTACCATATCAAAAATTTGAGTGTGTAAATCTATACTATGATTCGGTGGTAGGCCAAAAAAAGTTTACTCCCAAAGAGATAGGCGCCTCCTCCACCTCACCATCTGCATGGGTATATTGTACTTTCATATCCATATCCGGTGAAATACTCTTAACATAATCTCTAAATGCTCTACTATCCATAGCTCTCATATTATTAGCAAATCTAGTAATATAACCCACTTCAGAGTTACCATCTACTGATTTAATCATATATCTTAAACGAGTTGTAATATCTGATGATAAATCTTTATTTAATTTCTTAAGAGCTTCAATTTCTCTATCAATTTCTCTTTCATCACCATGTGTCAATAACTTAAATGAAATTTTGTTTTTTCCATAAGGTGTTACATATTCTAATTCATTTTTATTATCAAAAAGTGACATATCAATCTCTTTAGTTTTAACTTGTGTTAAATCTGATTTTATTTGAATAGTTTCTCCTAATTTGGTTGAATAAAAATTAAAATCGTAATCAGGTCCATAACCCAATACTCTTGTTGCTAAAAGGATTGCGTTCTTATCACCAATTATAATATCATTTGGATTAACTTTATCTACTATAATAGATTCAAATAACTTATCCAATACAACACCTTTTTTGATAAGGTTTGTAGAAGAAAGAATATCTTCTTCTTTTGCTGTCATTAATTTTATTGTAATTCTTCCAGATGATAATGGGTTATCGTTTGGATATACTTTACCTTCCGATGGTAAATCCAACACTTCGGTTGGAAAATCATATTGCTTTTCGTTCATAACTTTATTATTTTAAGTTTGTATATATAAATACATTAAATTTAAATTTTTAAAAATAAAAAACCCCCACCATTTCTGATGAGGGTTGTCCTTCGGTAGCTTCCGTAAGGAATATTTTTTAGAATTCTAAGATTGCGTAATCGTAAGTTAATGTTAATGTGATTGTTACAGGCTCATTTGTTGTACTATATGCTAAATCTCCAAAGTTTGCTTGAGAGATAAATGCACCTTTCAATTTCCATTGTTCAATCTTATCACCAACAGGTCCTAATAGATAGAAATCAATATCCTTCTTATACATTTCCGCATATCCATCTCTACCAGTGATAGATTCATGTGATAAACGAACCCACTCCATTACTGCTTGTGCTGCTGATGGTACGATTGGGTCATACAAAGTAATTTCCAAGTCTTGCCACTCACCTTTACCTTTCAATTTTCTATAAACGTTGATGTGGTCTATTTTTACAGTTTCAAATTGAATTGTTGGTCGGTTAGCCGCACTTACCGTAAATGATGGGATTGACGTATCAGTCAACTCCATAATATAACGGTTTTTCATTTTTGGTTCGAAGTTCGTATAGAACATCTTATCGAAGGATAGAATATCTGCCATTTTATTGCCCTTTTATTTAATTATAAATATCTAATTTGTTTGTTTTTATATTATGCTGAGAAACTTGCTCCAGTTGGTAAGATGTTGAAATCAATTACTATGAATTCAGCTGTCTTAGCCGGTTGTAAGAAAATTTGTCCCGCCATAATATTTCTGTCTATTACATCCGGAGTGTTGTTAGTTTCATCCATCACCACTTTGAATGCGTATAAACCTTGTCTTTGTTGAATTGTTTCCAAATACGGATTAACAGTGTTCAAGAATCTTCCTCTTGTCTCTGAAGTATTTTGTTCGAATACTAAGAAACGAGATGTAGAAGCGATAAACTTCTTAACAGTGATAAGTAATCTTCTTACGTTGATTCTATCTAATGCTGAAGCCTTATCTTGCAATGTCTTCTGTCCGAATGCTACAATACCTTGTCCAGGGAATGCTGCGATTGGGTTTACTTTGTTCTCATATAGAGTGTCTCTTTCCGCATGTGTTAATCTATTCAATACACTAACTGCTCCTACAATACCACCTCTATTTAAACCAGCAGGTGCGAACCATTCAGCTGCCAATCTATCATTACTAGCGTAAACCGCTGGAAGTAATGTAGATGGTGGAACAGTTGTAAGTTTGTTAGTATTTGTATCGATTGTTTTAACCCAAGGATAGTAAGTACCAACATAGTTAGAATCAACAGAGTTAGCCTCATCAGTTGCTTGAGTGATTGTATCAGCGTAATCGTTGAAATCAGCAATGTAGAATGAATCTTGTCTTTCCTCAACCATATCAATTACTCTAGTAACAATAGCTGGGTGTAATCTTCTTACAATACCAGGAGTTACTACCATATTAATATCATACTCATCAGGATTAGATACTGCTGCGATTGCTTTAGTATATGCTACTGAACCAGATGATGTTGATGTAGAACAATTAAATCCTTGCGTATTTCCAGCTCCCCATCCAGCATCACCAGCTTTTAATATTGGTGTTACAGGATTAGTACCATCAAATCCCATTTGGAATCCTAAGATAAATTGTCTTTTAACCATATCACCAGAAACCGAACCAGTCATTTGATAAGTTAAGCCATTTGCATCAAATGCAAATGATACGTTAGAACCAGTCTCAGCGTTTGTTGGGATTGGTTTCATATAATTTGCATTATCTAACTTAATTCCAGTTGTTTCAAAATCAAATCCACTAAAATATATTGGAGATGATGATGTATTACCGGTAGAATTAGTTTGGTATATTGCTGCTGGTACTTTTAATGCTTGTGCATTGTTAGTTGCCTTAATAGGATTTGTATATGCTCCATGTCCGAATGGTGCTGCTGATATTGGGAATGAACCTGCATCAGAAACTACAACTCTTACATATTGTGATTTATTTGAATAATCACCAAATTCAGTCATTTTACCATCCAAACCAATTGTGAAATATCTATCACCAATTCTTCTAGCTATGTAGTTAGGAGAAGCAGGGTCTAAGTTTACATTATTAAATGTTTCAACAACACTCTTTCTCTTATCAGTATCACCAAATGAACGGATTGTTACAGTAAATACAGAATAATCAGTTGAACCATCTTCACCAGCTGCCTTTACATTAGAAATACCAATTTTAAATTTAGTATTATATAATGTACCATGTCCTAAAGTTACAAACTTAAATAAATCATATCTTTCACCACTAATCAATTGAGATTGTACCATTGGTGTTTCAGCAGCTTGTGCATCAAATGCGTAATCTTGCTGTGGAAGTGCAGTTGCACTTACAACAGTACCACCCCACTCACCAGCTGCTGCGTTTGAATATGATGCAGATGCTAAGTTTTCAAAGTATGTATATGCGTATGCTTTTTTAGAACCAAATGGAGAAGTACCAAAAACATCAGAAAGGTCATTTGCATCTTTTGGTAAAATTGATGCAGATACCCAACCAAAATCAGAACCTGATATTAAGAATGAACCAGAATATGCTGCTCTTGGGTCAGATACCAAAGATACTGATTTAGCAACATTTTGATTTCCAGTTTTAGTTGAATGTAGTACACCAATTAGTTTTTCACCAACAAGACCACCAGATGCAAAAATACCGATAGGTGCTGCTTCTTGATAACCACCAACACCACCAACTCTTACGATGGTAGCTACGCCAGCTTCTCTTAAATAGTTTTGTACTGCATATTCAGTATAATAAGTTCCATCAGGAGTTCCGAAAATACTTTCGAATTCTGATTGCGTTCTAACAATAGTTGGAACGAATACAGGTCCTTGTTTAAAAGGTCCAATAAATGCTGCTCCAATTTCACCAATTCCTTGTGCTAAGAAGGATAGGTCATTTTCTCTTGTGAATACGCCAGGTGATACGATTCTTTCTGCCATTTTATTTCTACAATTTGTATTTTAAGTTTGTATTTGCTAGTTATGAAATACACATATAAATATAAAGAAAATATCCAAAACATAATATAATGCTTTGGATATTTAAACTATCATATTTTTTAATCATTATGGTACTATTGAACCAGAGTTAGAACCAGAAACAGGTGACCAAGGTAAATCAATTTCATTTACGTCTTGAACAACTCCTTTACTAGCTTCAATAGCTTTTTGTATTCTCTCACTAATATGAGGCCAATAGTTTGTAGGACCTGAACCACTTACGTGATTTTTAATCCAACCCAATACCGTATCTTCAGTTAAAGATGAATAATCTACAAAGCTTTCTGGGTTTACAGAGTTTACAGAGAACGGAGTTGCTCCAACAAAAGTTCCAGTTGCTCCATCACTATCTGTTCCAATACATTCCCATCTTGTACCTATGATAACATTTTCCAAATCACCACTATTTGATTTTTTTAATGCTGTTATTTTCCAAGTATAATTAATTGCCATTTTCTTATTATTTTAGTATAAATATCGTATTTTATAAATTAACTATTTTGATGCTCTATAATTGTTAAATCAAAATCTTCACATAACTTCTCTGCTAAATAAAAATTACTACCAGTCCATGCATTTAATACATTTTCAGGAACTTTCCACTCACCGCTAGTTATTATAGTATCTGGAATTGCTACAGATTCTCTATTAGGGTCTTTATACCTTAATTCATATCTAATCACACAATCATCTTGCTCTAAATCATATCTTAATAAATTAGTAAAAACAGTATTAATTGTTTTACCAAATAAATTTTTATCTTCTATATTTGTTATCATTTTATTTTATTTATGCGTCCTGTAATACCGTTGCTGATTGTATAACATTTCTTTCCATTAAGTCAGATGCTATCTTTGCTTTTAAAAGAGGATATGCTTTTGCAAATATATTATCTCCTTCCAAAGCACTAAAATCAGGAACTTTCTTCTCATATACCCTTCCATCAATTACTTCTTCTTCAACTCTATACATAGATAATGAATGCCAATGTGGGATTGCATCAACTTTTGCAAGAAATCTTTCGTTAATAGGCGCTCCCATACGATTTGAAATATTTGTTTCTAAAAGTCTTGCACTTTCTTCATCTTTAAAAACGTTCACATATAATTCCAATGCACCTTTGTTTCTATCTACCACATAACGATAAATTCTAACATAAGCTCCATCAGTTATACCTTGTGATGTTCCTATTTGTGCTGCTATTTTAATTGCCATAGTTCTTTCCTTTTATATATATAAATATATGAGTTTTTACTCAAACCCTAATTTTTCTCTTAAATTTTTTATTTCAGCCTTAGCTTCATCTAATTCACCTTTTAATTCTTTGATAGCTTCTAATAACAATGCTGGGATACCTCTATCTCTAACTGCTAAATATCCATCTTCGCCTGCTCTAACTAAATCAGGAACTATATCTTCAATTTCTTGAGCTATAAATCCTATATCATGTCTCAATCCAGTAGTTTCGTATTCATCAGTACCCTCTCTCCAATCGAATTCAACACCTCTCATTTTCATTACTTTATCTAATGAATTTTCTAAAGGTTTTAAATTTTCTTTTAATCTTCTATCCGATGGAGAACCATACGCAATAATATTATTTGATGCAATAATTTGTCCATCATATCTTAATGCGATAGTAGCACCACCCCCTCTATTACCAGTATGTATTCTTAAACCATAAGATGCTCTTAATGCTAAGTAACCATCGTTCAAATCACAAAGGTCACCATCATCAGATACCCATACACCACCACCACCATAGTTATCAAAGTTTGAACGTAATACATAAGGAGTACCCAATGTATCATCATTCAAATAGTATCTCTGCCATCTAGAAGACCAACCACCCCATCTTACAACGTTATCACCATCCAAACCTAAGTTAAGTGCATAGTAACCACCTTTGTGGAATGACATGAACGCACCATTATTACCAGTAGAATATGGTTGCAACATCGCCGAATCGGTTTGAGTTGCGTAGTATCCTCTATTGTAAGTAAAGTAAACTCTTGAATAGTGGTTATAATCGTATGTTGGAATACAATATTCTCCTCTGTTATTTGAATCGACTTGTGCTTTCCATCCCGATGGAGATGACCAAGAGTTTCTAAACCATAATCTATCAACAGGTCCTCCAGTCAATTGCCAACCATAACCACCACCATAAGTCCAAGAGTAGTGGAAAGCTTGTGCTGTCAACCAGTGAGATGTACCAGGAGGCTGGTTACCTGGGTTAGACCAAGAATCATTAAATCCAGAACCCCAATCCATTGTCCAGTTAAAGTCAGTAGTACCCCAACCTTCAGCACCTGTCCAATAGTTTCTATCACCTGTATAATCTTGAGGTCTTCTATAATTTGATTTACCACTTAGACCTATATTACCCTTACCTCTATCAGTTAAACCCAACCATTGAGAACGAGAGTTAGAATCAATATAGTATCCAGTATCATCTCTATCATAGTAAATGTATGCTCTAGCATCGTTCATATAAGTAATACGATACAACTCCATGTGAGCGTTACCATATTCAATACGAATTTGCCAGTTACCAGAACTATTTAACATACCAAATCCACTACCATCCCAATATCCAGAGTATCCTCTTAAATCAGATTCGTAGTTATTGTACATTACAATACCACCATATCCATATCCACCACCAGCTGATTTCCAATATCCATTATTGGTGTACCAGTGCATTCCTCTATTTTGGTTATATAGACCATGTCCGTTTGTGTTATTTCTAAACCATCCGTTTACATAAAGGTCATAGAAAGTTGGAGAAGCATCGGTTCTAACATTTTGGTTAATGTAGTTACTCATCCAACCCATATATGAGTTATAGTAGTTACCATCTACCGCAAATAGATGCGGTTCGGCTCCAGAAGGTCTTCTGAATATCCAATATCCCTCTTGCATTTTTTGGAAATACATGTGGGAACTATGCCATTGTATTTTATTATATTCACCAGTCCAACCACCACTATCACTATACAACATATAACCAGGTTGAATATAGTGGTTGTTTGAGTTTACAAAGTTTAATCTATTCGTAGAAGCAGGGTCACAATAATATCCAGTATTATTTGTATCATAGAAAATAGTTGCGTAAAAATCACCACCACTTCCTAAGTACATATTTCCGTACCAATAGTTATAAAGTGCTACTCTATATCCATTTGCGTAAAGGTCATATACGTTAAAGTAGAAGTTTGAACGGTCAGTATAAATGTGTGCATGTGATGAGTTTGCAGGTCCAAATTCAATATATCCATACGGAGTATTGTGTCTATAACCCCAAGAACCACCTGCTAAATAGTAACTACCATTACCATAATCCATTGATGATAAACGAGAACGTCCAGCTGGGTCTACAAAATACCCAGAGTTGTTTCTATCATACATTATTGGTGTTTGAATTGCGCCAGGTACATGGAATTCAGAACCATAAAAATATCCACTGCCTTCAATATTACCAGTACCAGCTGCGGATATATAATCATTAAGGTTACCATAACCAGCAGTAGAGTGGAATAAAATTCTACCCGTTGCCGCAATTCTCATACGGTCATGTATGGTTGATGTATCAGGATCATTACCTTTGAAAATCAATAGTTCCGATTCATCACCATTTCTCCATAAACGTTCAACTAATGCTGTATGATGGTATGAACCCGGTGCATCACCAGTAACACCTCTGAAGTAGATACCTTGACTTGAATCATTTGGTCCACTAATTTCAATACCACCTATACGAGATGTACCAGTAGGGTCTATATAATAACCACTATTATTTGAATCATAAAATATTGAACCATATATAGGGTATCCACTATAAACATAAGAACTATAAATTTCCCAAGTTGTAGTACCATTTGCATTTATACCACCACCCATATTAAAGTGTAATCCAGCAGTAGAACCATTTACTCTAAAGTTTGCCCAGTTTCCACTATCCAATGGTGAAATCCAAATCATTTTGGTATTATCATTATTTTGGATTTGTAATGCCGATGTCCAAGCTCCAGGATATGAACCATAGTTGTATTCACCAAATCCGTCTTGCTTAATTGTAAGAGCTCTTGTTGCTGATGATGTACCTGTTGTATTAACTTTTAGATAACGAATGTTTGTAGTAGAGTTAGGGTCTACATAATATCCAGTATCATTGTAATCATACATTATTGGGGAACGCATTTGATTGTATGCGTAGAATATACCACTACTAAATTCACCCCAGTTAGTATAGGCACCATTACCAAAATAAATTACACTACCATCATAATAGTTTATATAAGTAGCATAACCACTACCAGCATCTAAATGTAAGTTACCATTAGTTGTTGCTACTGATGCAAATGCACTATCTACATATCCGTTTCTACCATCTCCACCAACTAAAAGGTATGCTCCCCAAGTTGGATTTGGTCCAAACAATGCACCACCTCTCATTCGTAGTGCTGACATTGATGTTGAGTTAGGGTCTATGTAATATCCACTATCATTCGAATCGTAAAATATCGCACCATATACTCTATTATCAAAGTATGCAATCGAATTTCCACTTTCTCTACCAATATATGCAAATTGGTTATTACCATCGGTATTATCCATAAATCGCACATAAGAGTTGTTGTTATTATTATTTGAATCAAGTCTTAGTATAATATCATTAAATGAGTTAATACTCATTGAATCACTAAAACTACCATTTAAATCAGTTGATGATATACCATGGTAAAAATAATAATTGTAGTTTGCATTCCAATCGAATGACATGTATGCTACTTTTGTGAAAAGAGATGAATATGTTCCATATCCTTGTGCATATCCTTTATTAGTATCAGAACCGAAGTATGTTGTATCAGTTATTGTTGTATTAAAACGAGATGTTGATGCTGGGTCTAAATAATATCCAGTATTATTTAAATCATATATAAATGGAGTTCTAATCTGATTGTAAATATATACAATTCTATCGGAATCAAATCTTGCAGCATGTTGTCCATTAATAGTCGTAAAATCAGATGTATTATTTACATAAATATCTAACCAACCATTTGGATTTGTTCTACCAGCTACAATATAGTTTGCACCATTATTACCTAATTGTAAACCATACCAATTAAGAGATGCGTGATATACATCAGAACCGGCGGTGTATCTTGCTCTAAAATGATAAGATGAATTATATAATCTAATATCACCTGCATCGTTGATTGAGTTTACATTCAAATACATTGTACCATACAACCAGTTAGTACCGGTTGAATAGATACCAGATGGATGATATGATGCATTACCAGTACCAGCTACGTTTGAATTACCTTGATATGAATATGCCTGTAATGTATTTAAATTTGAGTTACCTGCCCCATTTATATAATATCCAGTGTTATCGGTATCATAGAATATAGGTGCTCTCATATCTACACTAGCAATAACATTTCCAGAACTATTAATAATAAATGACCAGCTTGACCCATATCCATCATTATCAAAACGGAATGAACGAGCATCAATAAAATAGTCTCCACTACTTACAATTGTTCGTGAACCCCAACTTCCAACTGAACCAGCCGTTCCACCCTGATAAATGTATCCACTTACATGAATATCTCCATTTGCACTTAACCTAACATCAGGTGTTACACCACCCAATCCCAATTGGCTAAATCTTACAATATCAGTTGTACGAACATTTTGGTCCATATTAGCTGCAAAAGCGTATGATGTTGTATCCATTATACGTTTCCAAGCACCCCAAGATGTGGAACTACCATAACGTAGCCACATATTACCATTATCGGTAAATCCTAATTCGTTTGCACCACCACCACTCCAGTCACTTGTACCTCCATATTTACGGAAATACATTACACCATTGTAAGTACCACCATCACTTAAACCATTTGTTGAGTTTTGTTTAAAATCAAATCTTACACCTTGGTTTGCATTTTGAGTTTGTGGTGTACTAGCAGTTGCTCTTGTATCTTGTACATTTATGAAAGTTGCGGTTGTTGCTGTTGTTGCATTACCAGATAAAGGTCCAGTTATATTTGCAAAAGTTACACTATCAGTTGTACGAACATTCTGATTCATTAAGTAAACTTCAGTTGCGCCCTGTCCAGTATCAATTGTACCACTTATAGTTATATTACCAGCACCTACTGAAAGATTTCCCCCAGTTACACTAACACCATTAGTAGCTGTAATTGTTGCATGTTGAACGTTATCGGTTGTACGAACATTTTGGTTCATTAGATACACTTCAGTTGCACCCTGCCCAGTATCAATTGTACCACTAAGAACCACATTACCATTTACTTGTAATGTATTATCTGCATACCATCTATCACTACTTTCATCCCAATAGAATGATACCGTTGATGATGAACCCCTTCTAACTTCTATACCAGCATTTTCAGTTGGTGCTCCAGATGTGAAGTTTGAGTTAAGAGTTATTATATTATCCGCTAATAGGATTGTTTCAGTATTAATTGTAGTTGTTGTACCACTTACAGTTAAATTTCCTGTAATTGTTGCATTACCGGTTACTGTCAATAATGTACCATCAAAAGTCAAATTACTTTCAACCGTTCCGTTTGGTGCAGTTCCGTTTAATGTGATTACACCATTATCAGTTGTACCAGTTAATGATAATAATCCAGATGTACCACCACTACCAGAAGAACCAGCTGAACCAGAAGTTCCTGAAGTTCCTCCGCTTCCAGATGTACCTGAGCTTCCAGTACTTCCCGATGTACCAGACGTACCTCCACTACCAGATGTGCCTCTAGTTCCAGAAGTACCACCGCTACCAGCAGTTCCAGCTGAGCCAGATGTTCCAGCACTACCTGCAGTTCCTGCAGTTCCGGAAGTGCCAGATGTGCCACCACTACCAGAAGTTCCTGTTGTTCCGGATGAACCACCACTACCAGATGTACCAGCTGAACCACCACTACCAGAAGTTCCTGCTGAACCGGATGTCCCAGCTGACCCAGATGTACCAGTGGTACCTGATGTACCCGATGTTCCAGCGCTTCCAGATGTACCAGTAGTACCAGATGAGCCGGATGTACCACTATCTCCTGTTCTAGCAAATCCTACTACTAATTGTGCGTTGTTAGTTGGTAATGTACCACTAACATAAATTACAGGTATTTTAAAATATCCAGATGCATTAGTTACATTGCCTGTAATTGTAAATATATTGTTTATAGTACCACTATCTCTTGATGATAATATAATATTACCTCTATTATTTGGTGTATTACTATCATCCCAACTATTAAACCATGCTAATTGGTTATTACCACTTTGGTCTAAAATATCAATATAAATAAAAGTTGCAGAAGCAATTGTTGCATTATTATATTGAACCTTTCCATTACCAGGATCGGAATCCGTTGTTATTGTAGAAAAATCATATTTGATACCACCACTTTGACCGCTTGTACCACCACTACCGCTTGTACCAGTTGTACCAGAAGTTCCAGCCGAGCCAGATGTACCAGTAGTACCACCACTTCCAGATGAACCAGCCGAACCGGTTGAACCTGATGTTCCACTTGTTCCCGAAGTTCCTCCAGTTCCAGATGAACCAGTTAAACCAGATGAACCGCTTGTTGCTGATGTTCCAGAAGAACCTCCACTTCCACTACTTCCAGACGAGCCAGAAGAACCAGAAGTTCCTGATGTTCCTCCCGTACCACCAGCTCCACCTATACCAGAAGAACCAGACGTACCACCAGTTCCAGTTGAACCAGACGTTCCCGATGTACCACTTGTACCGCCTGTTCCGCTTGTTCCAGCCGAACCACCAGCACCACTTATACCACCACTACCAGCAGTACCAGATGAACCTCCACTACCAGAAGTACCATTTATTCCCGATGAACCATTTGTTCCTGATGAGCCAGATGAACCTGTTAATCCAGAAGTACCGGCAGAACCCGTTGTACCTCCACTACCAGATGAACCAGCAGAACCCGTTGTACCACCACTACCAGATGAACCAGCGGAACCTGTACTTCCTGAAGAACCAGAAGTTCCTGAAGTTCCTCCACTTCCGCTTGTACCAGAAGTACCTCCACTACCAGAAGAACCATTCGAGCCAGAAGTTCCTGAAGTTCCTCCACTTCCAGAAGTTCCAGATGTACCACCAGAACCAGAAGTTCCAGATGACCCAGAAGTTCCTGAAGTTCCTCCACTTCCAGAAGTTCCAGATGTACCACCAGAACCAGTTGAACCAGAAGAACCAGAAGTTCCCGATGTACCACCAGAACCAGAAGTACCTCTTGTACCCGATGTACCACCACTTCCGCTTGTGCCAGATGTACCACCACTTCCAGACGAACCAGATGTACCACCACTACCGCTTGTGCCAGATGTACCTCCACTTCCAGATGAACCAGAAGTTCCCGATGTACCAGAAGTTGCTGCAGCAAATCTTCTACCAATTCTACCTGTTGTTAAATTTACTACAAGTACTTCATTTGTTGTATCATCCGTTGGAATTGTGTTTCCAGTAACTCCTATACTTCCACTAACAGATAAACTTCCAGTTATTTCTTGTCTATCAAGTACATTATCACCAAATTTGTTTGAACCAGATGAAAATATTACTGATGATGATATAAATGTTGTATGTAATTCAGTTGTAGTTACTTTTCCAGCTACCTGAATATCACCTTTGAAAATACCACTACCACTTACTATTAAAAAATTATCAACAGAAACTCCAGTGTTTATAATTAATCCTTTGTTTGGAGAAATTTGAGCAATTGCTGAGCCTGATTTTAATTGTGCTAAATCTCCGATTGCCGAAGCATTAATATTAAATAATCCACTACCATCACCTTGAAATATAGATGCTGATATTGATGATGATATATTTAGAGAACCAGTTATTTTTACATTACCTACAACTGATATAGGTGAATTAGATTGACTAACGATTAAATTAGTTTGAATTCCAGAAGCAGTAAAATTACCAACTACATTCACCGATTCCGATGTGAAGTTAGCTATCTTACTACCACTTACATATAACGCAATTAAGCTTGAACTTAATTGGTTTAAACCGTTAGGGTTACCACCTAAATATTCCATTCATTACAACTTTTATGTTATCTCCAATACTGAAACAATTACATCCGCAGAATTAGCTAATGATGATGTTACTGAAAGAAAATCTCCACTTTCTAAAACTAACTTTTGCTCACCACCAACCAACACATTAGAACTACCAGGTAAAATAAGTGAATCCTTTACAACATATACAGCTTTATTTGCAGAGCTATCTCTAACCATTACACTAACTGAAATATTATTTGAATTTACATTTGCTACACCAACACCAATTACAGTTGTAGATGTATTTACAGGCGTTTCATAAACTTTAACACCTGCTGTTCCGATTGAACCCGTTATACTATTTTTAAATGCGTTTGCCATTTCTTTTTATTTTTATCCCAATGCTATTGCAAAGGCTATTGCTGAATCTAATACATTCACCCCATCTACTAAATATCCACCAGCCGTTAAATTCATCGAACCGGTCATTTTGATAGAACCACTTACTGATAAACTATTATTTACAATAAGATTATTAAATGATGCTTGCTGAACATCAATTGTTCCCTTAAAAGAACCAGTTAAAGAACCAGTAAACGAACCGCTAAGGTCAGCGTACGCATTATTTCTATCTTGAATTATTGAACCCGAAAATATGGGACTATGTATTACCATTTGTATCTAATCTTTTATCTTATAGATATAAATATAAACTATCCCTCTTTTAAGGTTTCACAGGCCAATTTATATTAAATGGATTTGATTGATTTGTTATATCTCTCAATTCTTGTCTATAAGTACTCCACATATTTTTAGTTTCAGTAGGAACATCACTTAATTGTGTCCAATCACACTCTAATAATAATTGATTTCTTATATCTCGAATTTCAACCCACTTATCTTCTATTCTTTGTTGTATTTCGATTTCAGAAGCATTGGTTTGTATCCAATTTTGATAATATTTTCCACCATTTAAAGTAGGAATTCCTTCTGAAATATTTTTTGTATGGTCATTTGGTGCAGATACGAATTCTACTTCGTACATATCCCACTCTACTAATTGTTCATTTGTTAAATTAGCAGGTAAACTAACATTCGGTAACGATTCTCTTAATTCTTGAATTGTATATGGATATGTTGTTGTATTATTTACTATTCTTAAATACATAATTTATTTCCAATTTAAAGGTATAGATGCAAAGTTTGATAATCCGGTACAATTATTAAAAGCATCAGTACCAGATGGGGTTGGAGTTCTATTCCAAAGTTCAGGAGCAGTTCCTGTTAATGAATTTGCCGTTGAACTCATATTATAAACGTTATTAAAAATAGTAACATTTGTATTATTTGTAAATTGTAATACGTTTGTTAAAGAACGGCAATTTCTAAAAGTACCAGAAAAGTTTACAACGTTTATATTATTATCAAATAAAGTTGATGGCACCGATGTTAGTGCCGTACAACCAAAAAAGCAAGATGCAAATGTTGTTGCTGTTGGTACATTATTGAATAATCCATTTGGTACAGTTGTTAATGTTGTAATAGTGGAAAATGTATCCGTAAACGTTGTTGCGTTTGGAGAAAAATCAAATATATCAGATGGTATTGACGTTATTCTTGTACCTCTCATAAAATTAGCAAAAGATTGTACTTCATTTAATCCAGTATATCCACCAACTCCACTCAAAGAGGCACTACCAGGTATTGTTGTTAAATTTACACATCCATAAAAATTTACGGCTCTCAATCCAACAATTCCCCATTGAACTAATTCAGTAATAAGGTTTCTGATTCCAGAATTGTTATTAACCGTAAAGCCTGGCATAAATCCACTTATAGTAATTGTGTAAGTACCAGCTGATGCGTATGTATGTATTCTATTAACCGATGATGATGATGTAATTAAAGGTGACGTATTTCCATCTCCCCAATTTATATTTAATTGAGGTGTTAGTCCACCATAATCAGATAAAGGACATGTAAATACCGTATTAGATGTCGTTGTTGTTATTCTAAATACAAACGGAAATACTATTGCCGAATCCGATGGTATTAATTTTCTTGCTATACTCATAACTCTAATTATTAACTAAGATTTTTTCCAACAACAAATCCATAATAAGTAGTACCACCATCAAATGTAAAGAATGTTAATACATCAGTTCCAGTTGATGTTAAAATTGGAGATGTACCACCTACCCAATCTATTGAACCAGGCCATGTTATTGAATATGTACCAGCATTAACCATTACGAATGTAAATCCAAATGCATTTGATGCTGGAGGATTACTGAATGAAATAGTTGCCGAACCATTGAATTGTCTTCTAAAATTATTTGCGGTTGAAAGGTCTAAAGTTACACTACCACCAGTACCTTGGTCGGAGTACGTTTCTCTAAATGTTGTTGCTGCTACTGAAGTTGTTACTATTACATTTCCTGTTACAGTTAATGTACTACCATCAAATAACATATTAGATTCTGCTCTAACATTTGGTGATGAACCTTCTAAAGTTAATACACCATTATCAGTTGTACCACTAATAGTTGTAAAACCAGAAGTACCATTAGTACCAGCTCCACCAGATGTACCAGAACTAAATCCAGCAGGAGAAGTTCCAGATGTACCACTAATACCAGGAGTTCCAGATGTTCCAGAAGTAATTCCAGGTGTTGATGTACCCGAAGTTCCATTAGAGCCACTAATACCATTTGTACCAGAAGTACCAGAAGTTACTCCATTGAATGATGTTCCAGACGTACCAGATGTACCATCTTGTCCATCACTACCAAGAGCACCATTTGTACCAGATGTTCCATTACTTCCAAAGAATGTACCATCCAAACCAGATGTTCCTCCACTACCAGATGTACCAGTTGTACCAGATGTACCATCAGTTCCCGTAGACCCAGATGAACCAGCCGTACCTGTTGTTCCATTTGTTCCACTAGTTCCCGATGTACCATTTGTACCAAAGAATGTACCATCTAAACCAGATGTACCGCTTGAACCAGATGTGCCATCTGTACCACTAATTCCAGAAGAACCACTTGAACCAGATGTACCTGATGTTGAGGATGTACCACTACTACCAAAGAATGTACCATTTAATCCCGAACTACCAGAGGTAGCAGAAGTTCCCGAAGAACCGCCCGTACCAGTTGTACCATTGGTTCCCGATGAGCCGGCCGTACCTGTACTTCCGCTAGTTCCAGAAGAACCAAAGAATGTTCCATCCAATCCACTACTTCCAGAAGAACCCGATGTACCATCAATTCCAGAAGTTCCATTTTCACCCGAACTTCCACTTGTACCAGAAGTTGCAGATGAACCACTTGAACCAGATGAACCAAAGAATGTACCATTTAATCCAGAACTTCCAGACGAACCACTTGAACCAGATGAACCTGAAGTTCCATCTTCACCACTTGTACCACCCGTACCACTTGAACCAGATGAACCACTACTTCCAAAGAATGTACCATCTAAACCAGACGAACCTGAAGTACCATTTGTACCACTACTTCCGCTTGTGCCAGATGAACCGGAAGTTCCCGATGTACCTGCTGTACCACTACTACCAAAGAAAGTTCCATCTAAACCAGAAGAGCCTGAAGTACCATTTGTACCACTACTTCCGCTTGTGCCAGATGAACCAGACGTTCCATCCGTTCCAGATGAACCACTACTTCCAAAGAAAGTTCCATCTAAACCGCTTGTACCACTTTCTCCAGAAGAACCAGATGACCCAGATGAACCTGCTGAACCTGTTGAACCATCCGTACCGCTTGTACCATCAGTGCCGCTTGTACCACTACTTCCCGATGTTCCTGTTGAACCTGTTGTTCCAGACGAACCTGTTGTTCCCGAAGTACCATCAGTTCCCGTAGACCCAGACGTGCCACTACTTCCATCAGTACCAGAAGTTCCATCTATTGCAGATGTTCCCGAAGTACCATACGAACCAGTTGTACCCGATGAGCCAGTTGTTCCTGAAGTACCATCAGTTCCCGTAGACCCAGACGTACCACTACTTCCGTCCGTTCCAGATGTTCCATCTATTCCACTAGTACCAGAACTTCCAGATGAACCAGAAGACCCAGTTGTACCATCAGTTCCACTACTACCAGCAGAACCTGTGCTACCAGCTGAACCCGTACTACCATCAGTTCCAGAAGAACCAGCCGTTCCAGAAGAGCCAGCCGTTCCAGACGAACCCGTTGTACCAGAAGAGCCAGCCGTTCCACTAGTTCCAGCCGAACCGGATGAACCAGCAGAACCGGATGAACCAGACGAACCACTACTTCCATCAGAACCACTACTTCCAGAAGTTCCACTACTTCCAGAAGTTCCTGTTGTACCAGAAGTTCCACTTGAACCAGACGTGCCAGAAGTTCCCGATGTACCATCTACTCCAGAAGAACCAGCAGTTCCAGAAGACCCAGACGTACCCGAAGAACCTGTTGTTCCACTACTTCCAGAACTTCCAGAAGTTCCTGATGTGCCAGACGTTCCTGAAGTACCACTACTACCAGATGTGCCAGATGAACCAGACGAACCAGTTGTTCCACTACTACCAGATGAGCCGGATGAACCTGATGTACCATCTTCTCCACTTGTTCCAGAAGAACCAGAAGTTCCAGCTGAACCAGTCGAACCACTACTTCCACTACTACCAGATGAACCTGATGTCCCACCACTTCCAGAAGTACCACTTGTACCAGAAGTTCCTGACGTACCAGATGTACCAGCCTCACCACTACTACCAGATGTGCCTGATGTTCCCGAAGTTCCATCTTCACCAGACGTACCCGATGTACCTCCCGTACCAGTTGAACCAGAAGTTCCCGAAGTACCAGACGTACCACCTGTACCTGCTGTTGATGAACTACCACCACTACCAGATGAACCAGATGAACCGCTTGTACCTGATGTGCCAGATGTACCACCAGTTCCAGTTGAACCAGAAGTTCCCGATGTACCAGACGTTCCACTTGTGCCAGACGAACCAGATGTACCTTGAGTACCACTACTACCACTTGTTCCAGAAGTTCCTGAAGTACCACTTGTTGCGGATGTTCCACTACTACCAGAAGTTCCTGACGTACCAGACGAACCGGTTGTTCCACTACTGCCACTACTTCCACTACTTCCACTTGAACCAGATGTTCCAGAAGTTGCCGAAGTACCAGAAGAACCAGATGTGCCAGAAGTTCCAGCTGAACCGGTTGAACCACTACTTCCAGAAGTTCCCGATGTGCCGGATGTTCCAGAAGAACCACTTGAACCAGATGAGCCGCTCGTTCCGCTTGAACCAGTAGTTCCAGATGTTCCCGATGAACCACTACTTCCGCTTGAACCAGAAGTGCCAGATGTTCCTGATGAACCAGACGAACCACTACTTCCGCTTGAACCAGACGAACCACTACTTCCTGATGAACCACTACTTCCAGAAGTTCCATCAACTCCACTAGTACCGCTACTACCAGATGAACCAGATGAACCAGATGTTCCATCAACTCCACTAGTACCACTTGAACCAGAAGTTCCAGAAGAACCAGACGAACCATTAAAACCAGAAGTACCACCAGTTCCAGAAGAACCTACTGCTGCCGCTACGTTTCTATATGCTAATCTCTTAGTTACCGGGTCCCAAATTACAACTTCATTGGATGAGCCAGAAGGTAAACTTTGGAATGCTATACTACTACTAAAGAAAACACTACCACTAACTCCCAAGCTTCCACTAATAATAAGTGATGCATTTATTTTTTGGTCAGTATTAATGTTTAAGAATGAAGATGTATCAGTATTTGCCGAATTTAATGCGTAAGATGCAGTTAATGAAGTAATAGCGTAATAAATACTATTCATTCCTAACGGACCATCCACACCAGTTGATAAGATATAAGATGCTGTTTCAGAACTTTGAGCTGCTCCTCCGTTTATTGTTACCAATATACCATCAGAACCAGATGCAATTACATCTACACCAGAACCACTAAAGTTTATTTTTGCAACTTGTGATTTTACTAATGAGCTTGTATGATATACAAACAAATCAGTACCACCACCCCCACCATTTAAAGCATAAGATGCGGTTAATGCGTAAGATGAACTTACTGCACTAAACACCGCCATTGATGATGTTTGATTATTTCTTACATATTCATTTGCATTTGCTAATGAAGCAGATAATGCTGATAATGATGCTGAATCAAATCCAGTTACTGCATCTGCTATATCTGCTCTAACCGCATGAGATGCTGATAATACTGTTCCAAATACTCTATCACCATTTACCGTTCCATTGATTAACGAACCACCACTACCAATTACAACATGTCCAGAAGTTAATCCAGCAAATATAATTTGAATTGTATCTTCATCAATTGATTTAATTGTACCAGGTATAATCTGGTCTTCAGAACCAGTTGCGTACACCTGAACCATAGGATATAAAATTCCTAAGTTGTGTACAATTGTTAAATTACTTACATTGCTAAACGATACAGTTTCAGTTAATGATGTTTCAGGTTGAGGTATAAAATAGCCTCTTACTTCATCAAATCTTAAAATATCATATTCTGCAGATGCAGTTGGTCCAACTCCTTGGAAATTATATGTACCTAAGAACGAACCACTAACTAATGGAGAGAATAGATAATTACTTGCTGTAATTTCATTTGCTCTTAATCTTCTATCAACATAAGAATCACCCCAAACAAATGAAGATGTATTAACTACAAATCCGTTATCAGGTGAAATAGATGCAGTTGCAGAACCACTCTTTAGTATGAATGTTTCAAATGATAAATTAGCAATATTAATGTTTCGTAAACCACTACCATCTCCAAAGAAAACAGAACCAGAGTTTGCCACAATGTTTCCACCACTTACAAACAATGAACCAGTAACACTTAAGTTACCAGATACAAATGTTCTAGTTCCGATTTGTAATCCTTTGTTTGGAGAAATTACAGCTTCTACTGAACCAGATTGGATTCTATCAATTTTTAAATCATCTAACGCTTCAGGTGGGATATTAAATAATCCACTACCATCACCATCGTATCTTGCAGCAGTGATTGGAACGTTTACATCTAATTTAGTTGGGTCAATAATAGCAACACCAGAACCAGAGTTGATTTTAAATAACTCTAAGTTTTCAATCGCATCAGGTGGAATGTTAAATAAGCCACCACCATCACCATAATAAAGTGATGCTGTGATTGAACCACTAATTGCTACCGATGATGTAAATTGTGATTTATATGAACCAGATGCAGGTGATGTTTCTACTATAAATCTTTCACCACTTGCTACCGATGCTGTTGCAGAACCACTTGATATTAATGGAGATGCTGCTGCTTGTACATTTGTTAATTGAGAACCATCTCCAACAAATGAGAATGCTTTAATACTTCCACTAACATCTATTGAACCAGTGAAACGAGAACCATATTGTGAACCAGTAGCAGATGTTACAACAATAAGTGTATCTCCACTTGCTACCGAAGCAGTTGCAGAACCACTTGCGATAAATGGAGCTGCTGCCGCTTGTACATTAGTAATAAATCTACCATCACCAAATATAAAATCAGATGCGTATAATGAACCACTAACACTAACTGAACCAGTAAATTCAGAACCTATTTGAGAACCAGTCTTTGCAGTTTTTACTATAAATGATTCACCACTTGCTACCGATGCAGTTGCTGAACCACTTGCTATTAAAGGAGCTGCTGCAGCTTGTACGTTAGTAATAAATCTACCATCACCAAATAAGAAATCGGTTGCTCTAATACTACCACTAACTTCAATTGAACCAGTAAATTGAGAACCCAATTGAGAACCTGTTCTATCAGTAATAACTTTAAATCCTTCATCAGGAGTTACAGATGCTGTTATTGAACCAGACACAATGAATGATGATAATAACGCATCTTCAGTTAAAGCTGAACGAGGTATATTTCTTAAATAAGTACCTTCCGCATATATGAATGATGATGATTCAATGAACAAACCACCACTTGTATCACTTACAAATAAACTACCAGATACAGATATAGAACCAGTAAATTGAGATGCTATTGATGCGGTAAATGCTCCATTTTCACCCAATGAAGATGTAAATGGTGTTAATACTATAAATCCATAATCAGGTGAAACCGATGCGGTTACTGAACCAGATTTGATTTCAGATGATACCAATGCATCTTCGGTTAAAGCTGAACGAGGTATGTTTCTTAAATATCTACCTTCACCAAAGAAATTAGAAGATGAATCAAGAAGTAATGCTCCACTTGTAGCGTACATATAGATACTACCTGTAACTTGTAAACTACCAGTAAGTTGAGAACCGCTTGCCTCCGATTCTACTTTGAATCCGAAATCAGGAGCAACTGATGCTGATACACTTCCACTTGCTACTCTAAATACTTCTTCCGATAATGCTGAACGAGGAATATCAAATAATCCTCTACCACTACCACTATACATTGAAGCAGTTAATGTACCTTCTATTTTAGTATCTCCAATAAATTTAATTTCGGCAGGTATTACTATTGCATCAACAACATTAAATACACCAGCCATTGATGAATGTAATTGGCAATTATAATATAAAGTATTAGGTGAGCCAGATGGTGGTGTAAATAAAATAATACCACTATCAGTACCATTATTTGTTACACCTGTATTATATGCGTTAGCCGTACCATTTGATTGTACAGTTTTAATATAAAATGGATGACCTGATGCATTTATGTTAAATACATGCTGAACTCCTCTTACTAACGTTATTGTTGGATTTGAACCTTGAATCGAACCACTAAATATATAAGCGCTACTTCCATCAGCCGTTACATTATAAACAGGAAATAATGAAGATGTTAATACTTCTCTATTAGAAGATGATACTATAAAACTACCACTAATGTTAGAAAACGTATTTACTTGAAATCCTCTATCAGGTGAAATGGATGCCGTTGCACTTCCACTAAATATTTTTGTTGCATCAATTGCTAAATTAGCAACAGTGATATTTGTTAATCCACTACCATCTCCATAATAAACACTTCCAGTTTCTACATATAAACTACCACTAACTCTAACACTGCCACTAAAGAATGAACCACTTGCTACGGATTTTACAACAAATCCAAAGTTAGGAGAAACTGATGCGGTTACCGAACCTGATTTAATTTCAGTACTAATAAGTGCATCTTCGGATAAGGCGTTTCTAGGTATATTTCTTAAATAAGTACCCTCACCAAAATATGCAGATGAAGAACCTAATATCAATGAACCAGAAGTTGTTGTTATTCTTAAACTACCACTTATAGCTACACTACCAGTAAACTGTGAACCACTTGCTACCGAGTCTACTTTAAATCCAAAATCAGGCAATGCAGATGCTGTTACAGAACCAGAAGCAATTCTAAATAATTCTTGTGAAAGTGCTGAAAATGGAATATCAGTTAAACCCGCACCACTACCACTAAATACTGATGCAGATACTCCCATAAAGAAGCGTGATGAACCACTAACAATCAAACTACCACTAATTCTAGAACCACTTGCTACGGAATTCACAACAAATCCAAAATCAGGAGATACAGATGCAGTAACACTACCACTAAATATTTTTGAAGTATCTAAATCAGAAATTGCTGCAGCAGGTATATCAAACAAATATCTACCACTACCAGAATAATGAGAACCACTTTTTACATAGATACCACCACTTACAAATAAAGAACCAGTAAAGCGTGAACCACTTTGAGCAGATTCTACTTTAAAACCATACGTTGGTGATACTGATGCTGTTACACTACCACTTGCTATTAAACTAATATCAAATGATAAAGCAGAACGAGGAATATCATAAAGGAATCTACCACTACCAGAGTAGGATGAACCGCTTTCTAAAAATATACCACCACCACTAATAAATAATGAACCAGTGAATCTAGAACCAAATTGTGCAGATTCTACTTTAAAACCAACCCCATCTGGGTTTACCGATGCTGTTACACTACCACTTGAAATTCTATTCGATACTTCCGATGGTACATTTCTTAAATTACTACCATCACCAAAGAATGAACCAGATATAATAGATGCACTTACAGCAAACGCCTGAACACTTCCACTTACATCAACCGAACCAGTAAATTGCGAACCAAATGCTGAACCAGTTGCCGATGTTTCTACTCTAAATCCAAAATCAGGTGTAGTTGATGCAGTTACCGAACCAGATGCAATTCTAAACGCATCTCCGGTAAAAGCCGAACGTGGTATATTAAATAATCCACCACCATCACCTTGAAATAATGAACCACTAAATGAACCAGTAAATTCTCTTGCTCTTACATAATCTCTTACATATAATCCACCACTAATTGCAGTATTTCCTTCAAATAAAATTCTATCTTGTAAATATAGATTATCAACTATGTTGATAGATGAAGACATATCACTATGAAACTGACATATATAATATAATGTATCAGGAGACCCAGATGGTGGAGTAAAATATACAGAACCACTTGCAGTTCCATTATTTAAAACACCAGTTGTATATTGAGAACCAATTCCAGTTACTCCAGCTGTTTTTATGTAAAAAGGATGACCTGTTGCATTTACTTCAAACTGATAAGTTACTCCTCTAACTAAAGTCAATATAGGGTCTTGTCCAGACGCAGCTCCATCGAAATTATATGATGATGCACCAATATTAGTTACATAAAAATAATTTGGTATTGATGATGTTGCTAAAGGTTCTGCGGATGATGACACCACAAAACTACCACTAATTGTTGAACGAGTATTAACTCTGAATCCGTGGTCAGGATTAATAGATGCTGTGTATGAACTAGAGAATATTAATGATGTATCTAAATCAGAAATTGCTGTTTTAGGAATATTAAATAATCTAGCACCACTACCACTAAATGAACCTGATGATAACTCAACACCACTACCAGTTATGAATATAGAACCAGTAAATTGAGAACCACTAGCAACAGAAATAACTTGAAATCCTCTTTCAGGAGATACAGATGCAGTTACACTACCTGTTTGTATTCTTGTAGCTGCTACAACCTCCTCTGCTAATGCAGATAATGGAATATCAAATAATCCAGCACCACTACCAGAATAAATTGAACCCTGTCCAAGTTGAATGTTACCACTTACAAAAAGAGAACCAGTAAATTTAGAACCACTAGCAACAGATGTTACTACAAATCCAAAATTAGGAGAAACAGAAGCAGTTACACTACCACTTTTAATTTCAGTTGAGATTAACGCATCTTCAGTAAGTGCGTTTCTAGGAATATTTCGTAAATAAGTACCTTCACCAAAATATGCTGATGATGAACCAAGTATTAATGCACCGCTAGTAGCTGTTATAATCATACTACCAGTAACAAATACACTACCTGTAATTCTAGAACCACTTGCTGCCGATTCTACTTTAAATCCAAAATTTGGTGCTACCGATGCGGTCACACTACCACTTTTAATTTCGGTAGATATTAATGCATCTTCCGTTAATGCTGAACGAGGTATTTCTCTAAGGTATCTACCTTCTCCATAATAAGATGAACCTGTTGCTAATTGAATAGAACCACTATATGGTTTTATAAATAAACTACCACTAATATCAACACTTCCAGTAAATTGAGAACCAGTACCTATTGATTCTACCTTAAATCCAAATTGAGGTGAAACAGATGCAGTTATTGAACCTGTTGCTAATTTTGTTGCTTCAGGTAAATTGAATAAATTTGTACCATCACCAAAAAATGAACCAGTAAATGAACCAGTAATAGATTGAGATGCAGTAATATCATTTACAATAATAGATGAACTAACTAATACAGAACCAGTAAATTGTTGTGTATCGGTATAATTATCTCCAAATACGTTTGAGCCTGATGAATAAATTACAGAAGATGAAATATAATTTACAATTATACTTTCCGCATAAATTGTATCATCAACATAAAGGTCACCTTGAACTCTTGTATTTGTATTTACTACTAAATTACCTTCTTTAAAAGATGCAGTTGCCGAACCACTTGCTATAAAAGTTGCTGCAGGTAAATTAACTAATTGAGAACCATCACCTATAAATGAACCAGTAAAAGAGCCAGAGAAGCTACCACTCAAAGATGTTGCACTACCAGTAAATGAACCTGTAAATTGTCCAGTTACTCTATCTAAATCCAAACTTCTTACAAATCCTCTATTACCCTGGTCATCCGAAACTACGATAGCTGGAGAACCAGAAAGAGATGCTGAGAAATTTGGGACACCTAAATTTGGTTCAGCTTGAGATAAGTCCAAAAACTGATACCTTTCTTGCGTTACATTTTTAGGTGAAACTACCCTTACCCTTCCTGTTAATAGATTACTAATTGCCATTCTTTACTTTCCAGCTTTTTTATAAATATAATGAATCCCTTATAAATATTACCCAAAGATAATATCACTTATTCATTCGCACTTTCAAGCAGAGAAAGAATTACACTTAAGTCCGTTGAACCAGAAACAATGAATCCATATCCTTCTTCTAACACTAATTTACCACTTACAACAGGTGAAAGTGAATCGGCAGCTGGTATAGTTACATTTGTTACTAATTTTATAGCGGGCTGTGCTACTAAATTAGGATTTTCTATTGTATCTAGTATAACATCCAATAATTTGGTTATAACAAAATTAGAACCACTCCATGCAGAACCGCTTATAGCAAGAGTTGAATCAAATGATTGAGTTACTGCTGTTTGATATAATCTACCAATTTCAGATGAACCTGTTACTGATTGATTTTTTATGATTTGTCCTGCTAATTTTCCAATGTAATCTAAAGCAAATAAAGATGATGAATATTCTTCATCGTAAAAAGTTTTTATAGTATTTACACCATTTTTTGAAAAAT